GCAATTGATCCTGTTCGACCTTGGTAGGTGCCGCTTAATATCTGAGTCAGAGCAGGCAGGGTTTGCGCAGCAGTTGCTGTACGCCCTTGATAAGTGCCGTTCATGCTCTGTGTGAGCATGGGTAATGTTTGCGTTACGGTTGCAGTAGATGTGCCAGGTGCAAAGGTGCCACTCAGGGATTGAGTGAGCGTGGGCAAAGTTTGCGCCACAGTGGCGCTATATGTTGGGGGCGAATGATTGCCGGCGGCAGATTGTGTTACCGAAGGCAGAACCTGAGCAATGGTTCCTGTAGAAGTGCCAGGCACAAAGGAACCAGTTGCAATTTGGGTAATTGCCGGAAGAGTTTGAACAATCGTGCCAGTAGATGTATCAGGCCCAAAAGTTGCAGCAGCTATTTGAGTTATGGCGCTCAACCCCTGGCTGATTGTTCCAGTAGAAGTTCCTGGGGCAAACGTTCCGCTTAAAGCTTGGGTAACAACTGGCAGAGTTTGTGTAATTGTTCCTGTTGAAGTGCCAGGAGCGAAAGTGCCTGACAGAGACTGTGTAACGATAGCTAGAGTTTGCGCCATCGTAGCCGTGCGACCCTGATAGGTGCCCGACATGGACTGCGCAACAGATGAAAGTGTTTGCGCAATCGTAGCAGAGCCTTCATAGGCCGTAGCTTGCTCTACGCTGACCGTCAGCGCGTCCCACGGTGCGCTCCGGTTCATCGAATAGGTGCCGGGGTTCTCGCTGCTGACGCTGGTCAGGGCGCGGGTTGCCGCCGATTGGGCGTGTCCGCCCGGCCCGCTTGTGGATTCTTCTAATTGGTTCGAACTGTAATTCGTCGGATAGCTGGAAACCTTCGAACGTCCATCGTCGGATGCCTGAGCCGCTATGAAAACGTAATCGCTACTGCCGCCTGCCGGGGAATGATTGGGTGGGTCCGGGGCGTCATTGCTGCCGGTGGCGCTGGACAATTCAGCCGAGCCATTATGAGTCCCGGTCTGGAACTTGTAGGCAATATAGCTTTTCGTGCCGCTGCTGCTACTGGAATCGAAGGACGGGTTCGCTTCGCTGCTGCTGATTTGCTTGTAATAGCAGGCGTAACCATTCGCGTCATAGAGTTCGGTCCAGCCGGTAGTCCCCGACGTTTGCGACCATGATGCAGTCGAAACGTCCTGGTATAGAAAAATAACGACCAGATCGTCGGTCGCCTTCGTACCCGGAATGGTAATCGTGACAGATGTGTCAGAACCTGGTTGACCGGAGCCAGAGCCGTCGATTGTGGGCGCAGCCATGAGAGGACTACGCTATATCAGCTTCATATGCGACCACGGCCGCATTAAAAGTAGCTTGGGTCGCATCCCGATCTGCCAAAGCGGCATCTCGGGTGGTTTCATTTTCAGGAGATGGATCAGCTTGGTAAGCTGCTTCGGCCTCCTGATAAACCCTGTGTTTTTCCAGGAGATCATCCCGGGCAGCACGAAGCGCAACAGCTTCAGGTGTATGCATCACAGCGGCAATGCGTTGTACCCGAGTTGGTAAGCTGGAATAGTCCTGGCCGGGAGAGAGTGTCATACGCTGGTGGGCGCGGGAAATTTCTTCTCCATCTTCAAAGATGATACGAGTGCGGCGAACTTCCAAATCTTCTTGGTCTGTTACGCCGATTCGAAGAACGATTTTGTCTGTAAAGGCCATGATCAGATGAAATAGTGTCCAGAAAATTTAAGCATACCAGAGGCCCCGAAATCTGTAATGGAAACTGTTGTCGGACCTGTTGCTGAATCGTGTTCACGTATGTTGAAGTATGATGCTCCTAAATTTTCTATGGTCACGTTCTCACCCGCTGCGCCATTAGAAGTAATATTCCAGTCGGATACAGCAAATGCGCCCTCGCTTGCCACATCAGGGGCAAACGGAAAGTTCCCCAATCGTACTGTGTTCGCGCCGGCCAAGCTTCCAATACTTGTCAAGACAACATGACCTTCAACAAAAACCACATCTCCTATTCGAGTATATCGACCATATTGCTTAGAATAGGTTTGACCCTCTGAACCGTTATTACTTTGATCCCATATTTCGGGGGTCCATGAACCTTCTTCGTAGTAATCAAGTTGATCTGCGGCAGTAGGGACTGCAACGAAGGACAATGCTGAAACATCAAACACTTCGTTTTGATTCATATCCAGGCCGGTAGAATCAAAATGAGCAAGCTCGGTGCCAGTCCTGGAAGTTGTGCGGAATGAAACTCTGTTATCGGTCCATATAACCGTTTCGTTTGAAGAAATACCAATTCCATAAGTAGTACCGAATAGGAGAAGTTTATCTCCTACTTCATCTTCGAAATCGATCTGATCCCCAGCCCCCATGACAATATCGCCATTAAAGGTATTAGTAATACCATTGAAAGTAGAATTTCCGGAAATTGTTAAAGCACCAGTAGTCTGTAGATTCAGAGCACTGAAATTTGCCAAAGTACCGGTGATTTTAAGATGATTAGAATTTCCGATTCGGAAAGTCATTTCATCGATGGTATGGTCGTATAAAATTCCGCCAACAATTTCATTTTGGGGATCACCAAAGTTGATGCGACCTATACTGGTGTTCCCTGTCATGAGCGTAATACCCATATTGGCATCACGTTCAAAGAGCGCAATTGTAGAAGTTAAAGGTGAGGGTTCGGCTACATCTGAATTCCTTACATGAAGTTCAACCCCATTGGGAGTAGAAACACCGATCGACGCAGCAGCAATGTTATTGATATTTTGAGCACCAACATCCCAACTTGCAGTTAACGCTGTCGAACCATCTCGCAATACTACGTTGGAGTAGTTCGTCAGGTTAGCGATATTCAAAGCGGCTTCAAAATTGGCGAAGGTGATCTTCTGACTACCGGAGTCAGTAATGTCCACCATGGCGATAAAATCGCCTGCGGCAATTGCGGTTTCCGTACCAAGCTCATTGAGATCTACGGCCAGGCTGACATTGCCGTCGATGGTACCTCCACCTGAAAGTCCATTGCCGGCAGTAATGGAGATGGATGAATGTGCCACATGTTCATCTGCCACTACGCCTGCCAAATTGGCATGGCTAATAGAACTTTCGAAGTTAGCAAAAGTGATTTTGCCACTGCCGTTATCAGTGATATCGACCATGGCAATGAAGTCACCAGTTGCAATGGCCGTTTCCGTGGTGAGTTCGTTCAGATCAACAGCCAGGCTGACATTGCCGTCAATAGTGCCGCCGCCGGATAGACCGACACCTGCTGTAATGGAAATGGAAGAGTGGGGAACGTGTTCATCCCCCACGAAACCAGTTAATGCATCGTGGTTAAGTGCGCCCTCAAGATCTGAAAATGCAATCTTTTTGTTCCGATCCGCAAGGGCGGGTTCAGAAATATCGACGATGGCAAGCAGGTCACCCGATGCTGGGGTGACCAGGCTTGCCATCCCGCTGATGGTAACGTCAGCCATAGGGGCGTGCCCCTATTAGCTTTCGGGCATATCGATTGTCCAGCTCGTGATCGAGATGGTGCCGCCAATGACGATGTTCTTGTCATCCAGGGTCAGGTCCGTAGAATCCGCGGCTTCGCCGGCGGAACCCTGGATATGACAATTCACCTTCGAGGCATCCGTTGTCGAGTTGGTGCTGTACGCACGGAAGTATCCCGCTGTGCCGGTGGCATCGGCGGATGAATCATCCACGATGGCATTGGCTGTTATACGGGCGCCCGGGTTCTGGTTGGCTGCGGCGCCAAACGGCGTTGAATTCATCGCGCAGGTGCCGAGCAGAGTACCAGAAGGTGCCGTTTCGCAGTCGGCGGGTGCTGTGCCGGTGTAGATGTTGATAATCGCATCGCCAGTCCCCTCGTTCAGAAGGGTATTGACCGCGTTATCCAGCATCGCCGCCGCCAGGGCATAACTGATTTCTGTCGCGCTGGCCATTCACTTGTCTCCTATCGGGTCACATTTTTAACGAGGGAAACTTTCCCCATAGCAATGTTTACGGCCTCACCCGAGGGATCAACAAGTTCGAGGTCATATACAGCTTGAGCAAAGTCTAACGTTTCTGTGACCGCCGTGGCAACGGTCACAGTGATACGGGCATCAGTAACGTTGATGACAATGTCACCCGCACCACTGGTTAGATCAACAATAGGAGTTGTATCATTAATCCGTTCCCGAATTTGCATACGTGCTATCCAACCGGTCAGGTTAGATGGCAGGTAATAAATTACGCAGCCTGTTCCGGCTTTGTACTTTTGATTCTGTGTGTTGGCCTCAACGCTGAAATTGTCTACATCGATATAGGTAGCCAATACCGCATCGCATTTGTCTTTGCCAACATTGACATTGTGCGCACCCTTCACATCATCGATGAGAACGGGTGTTTTGGAAGTTGATGGCAGACCGTGGCCTGTGATTTGAATGACAGTGGGGCAACCAGGCGTCAAGTCCTCGATGGCCTTAACAACTTTGCCACCCCCATACCAATGCCAGGCGTGCTGAAATTGAGCGCCTTGATAGATAACCAGGTCTTCGATACGTGGTTCAGTCATATCTGCCACTCAAATGGAGAGGCCGGCCCGGCTTGGCACCCCGAGAACATATAGCCCCCGCTGATCCCTATGGATCCAAAGTCCGAGCCGGCCTCATAAAAAATCATGGCCACGCCATCCGCATGGGTTGGGGTGGCGATTGTTGCCGCACCTGATCTGTTTGTGCCATGGCGGCAAGTTCCAAGAATCGGTCTTTCCACCGGGCAGCAGCTTTTTCATCGAATTTTTCTGCGTCCTGGTCCATGTATGCCAAATAATTAGCCCAAGCTTTTACAGCCATCAGGTACTGCCGTTTTACTTCGAATGTATCTTCACATTTCAAGATAGGTTCAATCGGATACCGATGGACCCGCAATCTCAAAATGCCAGCTTTGTCTGCCGGGTTGGCCAGGCGAATGTAGGCTTCGTCGTAATCCACTAATATTTTATACACCGGGCCTGCCGTGGTCAGGGATATTCCAGGTGCTACAGCATTGCCATAATCATCACCAATTGGTTCCTGAGCCAATAAGGAAGTCTCGGTACCTATTGCCAATTTGTGAAGTTTGCCGGAACCATCGTTGTCATCTCGAAAAGCACTCAGGATACGAATTACGGATTCATGTAACTCGAGTTCAGTGTCATTGGCGTTATAAGGAATCTCGCACACTTCCGGTGTGCGAGAATCCACGATGGGTCGGCCGATATCTGGACGACAAAATTCAGTCTGTGCCTCATCGATATACGTCAATAAGGCATTGTCAGACCAGAATACAGGTTTTTCCTGGTCGTCCAGGTTGATCCGCATCCTGCGGATCATATTTTTAGCAGTCTTCAACGTCAGGCTCATTAGCCTTCTTCACCTTAGTTTTTTTAGCAGCGACTTTTTTCTTAGGCGCTGCTCCCGTGTCGCCTTCTTTTATCTTGCGCGTAGTTTCTTCACGTTTTTTGGCCTTGATGCGATCCTGTTCAAGTTTCTCATCCTGGCGTTCACGAGCAATTTTTTCGAAGACTGGACGAATTTCATTTTCACCAATTTTTTCCAGGCCAGCCTGTTTTGCAATAGCACGCATTTTGGGCAGACCATTGGCACTGAATTTATCGCGGTTTTCACCTTCGTTGCCTTCAGCGATGAGAATACGTATAGCTTCCTCGATTAATTCACCGCGTTCGTAGGGATCAACTGGATCTGGTTCTGGTGTTCGTGGTTGATCAATCTCCGCTTCATCAACATATTCGATACCACGAGCTAATGCATCTTGCTGCAATCTAGGTGCAACCAGGACCGGGACATCTGGATCAAAACGTTCTGAACCAAAAACGGTGCGAACATATACAGGCCGTTTGCCACGGCGCCAGACCATTTCTCTTGCTTTGTATGACATTGGGGGCTTCCTTTAGATGTGGGGTGCCCCCGAAGGGGCACCCGTTGTGGATCAGCTTACGCCGTCTGCGGCATCCGGACGCAGATACTCCATGTAGACCACGGCTTTGCCGACAGTCGGTTCCGCGCCTGTGAGCACGAAAGTCGCTTCGACTTCACCAGTCACACCGTACTCCTGCGCTGGGAAAACGCCAGCACCAGTAGACAGTGCGGTAATACCGGGAGTTTCGAGATCAACGACACCATCAAAGGTGAATTCGTCGGGATCGACACCATCGCCGATATCAGCGGTCAGGGAAGTACCTGGATCGAACGCCTCGATCACATGGACAAAACCACGGCCAGTCAGGACCGCGTTATCCAGAATTGTGAACAGTTTGAACGCAGCCGCCCAATCTTTCACCCGCACAGGTGAAATTTCGGCAGTTGCGAAATTGGCGAACTGAAGACTACCAGTCACTCGTTGTACCATGACTACGCCTCCTTATTGCTGGGACACGTAGCAGGACAAAACGCCGTAATCCTGCACCGTGTCGTTGGCGTACATGTGGGTGAACTGTGGCTTCAGGAAACCAAGGATTCCGCCGTACTTGATACCTTGCTGGTTCGAGTAGTCGAAACCCTTTTCTTCCCAATCGGGTTCACCAATATCAGCCATGCCGAGTGCCTGGGCGCCACACATGAGCAGTTGGCAACCTTCCACATCATTGCCGACACCCCACTGGTCCACACCTGAAGTCAGGCCGGAAGAGTTCGGGATATGTCGGTGTTGATAGAGGATCAGGTTGTCCACCACGGCAAAAGCACCGGTAAAGAGCGGGTTGCTCATATCCCGTTTCTCAGCGTGACGGAGATTCGCCATGTAGGTGGGATCCAGCTTCAAACGAGCGCCAGCCTGTGGAGTGAGGAAAACACGATAGAAACTTTCGTTTGCCTCTCCCATTAGCGGACGAATATATTCGTCTTCGGCGTAGGCCTTCATCTGTACGAGAAGTTCCCAGGCTGGCAAGTCGGTTGCCGTGACTGCGCCAGTTGTGCCGCCAGTGGAAATGGTTATGCCATTCCAGTTCAGCACGCGTCGGTCAGTCGGTGCAGCAACGTCGCCTGCAAAGTCCAGGTAGATGAGTTCGGAACCACTACGAGTTGCACCATTGGGGCGCAGAGCATAGCTGATTCCGGCGAGGGTTTGAATGGCCATCTGATCTCGACGATCAGCCCACCAATAAGCCAGGTTGTTGCGAGCTTCCTTGCGGAAAGTCACAACCGACTTTTGGTCAGCCATTTTACCCTTGTGACGATGAGCGTTTCGCAGCTGGTCAACTTGGATAACCGTATCGTAGCTCTTGATTTCCTCTTCGTTACCTTCGAGGGTGCGGTCACCGGCGACACCATCGCCTTCTGTGTCCGCTACGAGCGTCAATACTGCACGTGAGCCTTTTTCGCTTTCGGTCAGTTCCGTGATGTGTTGAATCATCGCGTCCTGACCTTCGCCGAGGAACTTATCCACGAAGGATCGGTTCCGGGCCAGGTGCCAGGTTTCCATTGCCCAAGCTGTTTTTTGCTCATCGGTCAATGCATTAAAATTTGTAAGCATTGGTTTGCTCCGATGTTGTCAACAAAAAACTGCTGGGTATCGTTGCTCCTTTACGCTGAGCTGCGAGCTATACGTCGAATTCGGTGTGACGAACACCACCCCATGGCGCAGGGGTCCGGCGAAGGGTTATAGCGAAGATACCGCCGAAGCGGTATCTTCGTCAAGTAAATAACTGAAATCTGTATTACTGCCACCATCCCATAGCTATTCCAAACTTCCAGATTTGGATGCCTACAAGAATAACTAGATTGCAGATAATGATTTTCAGAGCCAGAATAAGGCTTTTCCTATTCATTGTCAGGCAGTGTCGTGATCAGGAACATCCCCACGCAGACGCGCACGGGTGTTCTCATCCAGGCTGGCATACTGCTTTTTGGTCATGCGAGTTGGCTTGAGCGTTTCCTGGATATCGGCTTTACCCTTGCCAATGCCGGAATGATCCGGGGGTGAACCTGCCACCTTGGTTGCAGCTTTCTTGCCCCGGTCACGCAATGTCTCTTCCGCATTGGCTTTTATCTGCGGACGCAGATAAACATCAGCAGCTTCATCAAGTGCAGAAATTGGATCAGTTCCACCGCGAACCAAACCGTGATACAGGCGGCTGATCTTCTTCTCGATTTCCGGATCGTATTCTTCCGCATCTGGATTGATCTGCGGGAATTCGGCCTCGAGTTTGGCCAATCGGGTATTGTAAGCCGTATCCTGGCTGGAACCCTGGCGGGCGCGGGCTTCGGCCTGCGCCATGGATTCATTACGCAGGGCACGTTCAGCCTGGCGCAGTTCCGCACGAATTTGGCTCATTGCCGAGCGGTCATTATCAGCAATGGCATCCTCGTACCGCTCACGGATTTCGTCCACTTCGATTTCGAGTTTTTCCAGGCGCTGTTCAGGCGTTTCCTGATTGGGGGCATCAGGGTCTTTACCTTGCAGTACAGCAATGAACCGATTGTTCAGTTCTTCGTACTTTTGTTCGGCCGCATCTGCCCGCGCCCTTTCTTTGCCGACTGCTTCGTTGAATCGGTCCTGCGGAACGCCCCTTCCGCCTTCATCCTGATCTCCGGTTTTTTCAGAGTTGTCTTTCGACTTTCCTTGATCATCGCCCGACTCATCGCTGGACTTAGATCCCTGTAGCCTTTCCTGCTTGTCGCCATTTTCCTGATCACCTCCTTCACCTGGGTCATCGTCTTCATCGAGGGTGCCGTCTTGAAGTATCTTGACAGCACGTTGGAATTCATCGTCGGAAAGCTTGCGCCCTTCGGATGCTTCAGCCCGCCGGCGGGCGGTATCGATTTGTTCTTGCGACAGGTCATCGCCGCGGTCTACTTTGTCGTTCATTGACTTGCTCCTTGGGGTGCGGGGTTAGCTTTATCAACTTGAATCTGCAACCTGGCTTCTTCGCGCATACGACGAAGGTCCAGCATGAACTGGATATTCATTTCCCGAATCTTGTTATTGGAGTTCTGTTGAGATTTCAACATATCCAATTTGGCTTCGGCCAATTGTTGTGGCGTGAGATCACCTTCGTCCGGACCTTCTAAAGCCTGACGATCTTTTGCAGCCAACACCATGGTATGGGTGCCCTCGGCTTCGGTATCGAAGGCATCGGCTTCCAGTTTGCGGACTTCGGCTGCAGCACGGCGCCTTTCCAGTTCTTTGTTGAACTGTTCCTCTTCCGGCGTGATATCGGTCATCTCTTGCAGGAGTTCTTCCTTGTCCCGGAGCTTGGAGACACGAATGATGAAACTGTCTGGAATTGGAATGCCCAGGTCGCGGCGCATTTCAATCGCCTGGTCATATTGATTGGCTTCGTAGGTATCGCGCTCAGGTTCGTTGGTGATGACTACGCCATACTCGCCAAGTGACAAATTATTACGAATTTGGCCGACGGAATCGATTTGGTTCACTTCAATGGCCTGGTGTTCCTGCCCTGGCCGGGTAGCAATGATATGAAGGGTGCGCGGCTCTACATAAAAAGTCTGTACCAAGTCAAGAATGCGTTTGCCGAGCATCTTGTCGGAACGATTCAGGCTATCCAACAGGGGTGCCTGTGAAGTGCTGCCTACTGCCTGATTGGCTTTGAGCGCCTTGGCAGAAACATCTTCACGGGCGAAACCGGTCAGCGCATCGCTGATCCCGGAAATATTTTTCAGATCCTCTTCGGATTTGTAGCTGACTCGATCAAAACCGGTGGGCACCTGGTTGGGTTTGATCTTGTCAATGCCATCCATATTCTTGACGACCACAACAAGCCCGGTTTCAGAACCCCGGGTTTCCAACTGGCGTTCAGTCAAATTAACCAGGTTGTTGTGTTGGACCACCCAACCGGAGTTGGCTGAAGTACCGAGAATATGTAATTCCTGGCTACGGGATTTATTGAGAATTTCCTGGGGGCTGATTAAATGCTCCACGACGCCGATTGTTCGTCCATCTCGTAGCCTTGGAAAGAAGGGGACAATCGTAAAGTGCCGGTATGGCGACCAATTGTCGTGGAGCGTGAGATTGCCGGCAGATACTGTCCACCGAACTTTCTTGATTGGTTTGCGCATTACGAATATGTGCGGATTGAGGCGCAGATATTCGGAAATCCGGTTGTGATCCCAGGCTTCTGGAACCGGAATAATGTCGCCCAACATCGTATCTACGAATACTTCGCTGCGTACGATACGGAAATGCTGGCGGTCAATCATCCGATAGTAACGCACCATGCCATAGGGATGCCATGAACCGCGGGCGCCAGAACTGCGTGATGGTGAACTGCGATGGGCAGTGCCGAACCGCCCCTCACGGATGAAATCATCATTGATATTGCCGTACGGTATGTAGCCGGCCGGCATGCTCATGAGTTCTTCCTTGATTTTGCTGCCCCACAGCAATTCCATTTCCGTTTCGGATATCCATTTACTGATGGTTACATCTTCCCATTCATCGGGTTCGTACTCACTGGCGTCCGGATCAAGCAGAACAGTGGCAGGATGCTGGCGTTTGATTTCCACATCCCCCAGGAAATTGGTGCCCAGATTAATGCGGACATCATAGAAACCACGACTGGTGACATAACCATCTGCACAAACATCTGTACGCACGTAGGCCAAGTCATTCACCTGGCTGATATTCATGCCGACCTTGGTCAATGCATCGGCAACCTCCGTGGTCGCTTCACCACGTTGAGGTCTGAATGCAATGGCTGAGCGGTTGAATATCTGTTCGCCGACCATGTGATCGAGCGTGGAGAGAATCTTGTTGATAACCATGGCCGGCCGATTGGCGGCTTTCAGAGTAATGAGGTCTTGAGGGTGCCATTGGAACCCAGCTACAAAGTCTTCACAGCGGGCTGCTTTTTTGACGAATTCCATGTGGCCTTCGTCGCGGCAGTAGATATACCGGTACCAGTTTTCCTGTGCAGGATCGCCACCGGGTAGAAGCTGGTGTTCTGGCATCGTCAGGCGCTCATATGTGTGGTGCCCCGGCGTTTCTGTAACTCAAGTTTTTCGCGCCAGGGTAAGTCATCCGGGTTTGCCCATGCATCCCGTACCTGGTATTCCTCTTCCGGCGGGGGCGACGGTTTTCCGATTTCGAGCAAGTGTCGCACAGCCCAGGCACTTGCATCAACCTGATCTTTGTCTTTGGTCTTGGGAAAACGCAGTAATTCCCGAACAAAATCAGCGGTCCACTGCATACTTTGACGAATGACCAACAAACCACGTTTCATACGATCCTGCATTGGCGTAGCGCGTGCACGTTTATCCGTGGTCGCTGTGTATTCTTGCACAATAGACCACGGTATATCATTTTCCTCAAAGGCCGCTTTTACATAAGGCCGGGCCGTTTTCCATATTTGGCCGTCCTCCACCGCGATGGTGTAATAGGGTGGATCGGGACGGCGCAAATAATAGATGGCCTCTTCCACCATCTCGTCGGCAATGCGGGTTGAATCACCCTTGAAACGACGTACTTTGCGCACAAACATCTTGCCGCCCCAATGGTGTTGCAGGGTTACACCGGCAGTGTGATTGTTGTGCTTTTCCTCGCCAATGGCGAAGTCCCAACCGGTACAGATATTACAATATGCCTCTTTCGGCGGGTGCACATAGTAGTACAGCATTTCCCGTGTGAAAAAGATACCGGTTTCCGGGATCGGGTTCTGTTGGTACAGCGCATTCCAGACATCTTCATCCACATCTGCCTTGATGGCCATGAGTTCCCGCCACGAATAGCGTTCCTCATGCAAAGCCTCGTTTGGCCCACGCAGCAACACATAGTTGAGATCTTCCAGTTCTTCGGGGGAATACGGAGCCTCCTTTTCTTCCGTAAACCTTATAATTTCCAGTGTCTCTTCATCCCTATATTCCCATTCCCCCGGGTCCGTAACTGCCGGATAACGGACGATCTCAAACTTATCGCGGAACTCAGAATACTTATCCTCCAATTCGTTCATCTGCATGATGCGCCCGGCCAGATCGTCGTTATGCCACCAGGTTTGGATGAGTAGAATGCCGCCACCAGGATGCAGGCGAGTACGGATATTAGAGCGATAACCCTTCCACAACTTGTCCCGCGTGTTTTCGCTATCCGCTTCCTCATCACCCTTGAGCGGATCATCCACACCCATGATGTTCGCACCGTGACCAGTGATACCACCCTTCAGGCCCGCCGCCCGCATAGCGCCGCCAAGAGTCAACTTCCAGTGATCGGATTTCCGATCATCGCGCATGATGATCGTGTCAGGAAAGATTTCGCGGTAGGCCTTGGATTCGACCACGCGCCGGATGGCCTTGGAGAATTCGAGTGGCAAGTCCTCGTTATACCCCACGTTGAACATCTTCCACTCGGGGTGGTGGCCGAACACCCAACAGTAGAACATCACGGAGACAAGAGTCGATTTACCGTGGCGCGGTGGCATCAGCAACATTAACCGTGGGCGTTCTCCGTTCTCCACGGCTCGCATGAACCGGATCAGGCGAGCGGCTATGTCATGGTGAACCCAGCCGGCTTTGAACTTGCCGAAGCCAGCCACGGGATAGAAACGGTGGCAGAAAGCAATGAAGTCCCGGCGTATCTTTTCGCGCCGGGCTTTTTCTGCCAGTGCGGCGGTAGGAACTTGTTCCTCGAGCAGAGGGCCATCGGGGTCGAACATCTGTTCGACAAATTCATTCACCTGTAGTGCCTTCTATCGCCCTCGGCGCCTGTTCAATGATCTTGTCCAACTGATCTTCGGGCATGTCACGCAGATCAATGTATGTCATGTTTTCGATATTGATCGGCCGGCGTGATTCCGGATCCTTGTCATGCCCCAGCAGCCGGGCCATCTTTTCCCAACCCTGTAACATGATGCCCGGCTCGCCTTGCGCTTCGGCAAGTGTGATGGCGCCCATGTATCCCCGCTTGATATCTTCGAAGGTAATATCCAGGTCGCGGGCCATTTCCACCCGCAGTACCGTGACTGCGTGTTCTACAGCTCGGGACTTCGGAGGACTCTTGAAACCGGCATCGAGGGCCGCGTGCGTTGGTGACATAGCGCCGAGTGTGACCTGCAAAACATACCGGCGCTGCTTGATGTCCAACGTGTCGAGGGCATCCTGAACCGGGGTGGATTTAATGAGTTGTCGAGCCTTGGCGTCCATCGGGACCAATTATTACAGCGTCTGGCCGTGGTTGTCCAAGTTCCCAGGTATCTTTTTTCGGCAGAAGGCCGGGAAAGGGGAACCGTTTGGCCATCAGCAGAAACATTTTGAGGCCGTCCGCGAAGATCTGAACCTGTTCTTCCGGACCCTTTAATTCCAGGCCGAAGTTGTATGACAACCCCGGCCCGTGGGTCCAGAGTATCCCCGGTAAAACTCGCACATTGACCAAGGCGGCAGCTTCGCGCACCTGCGCATTGAATGCATCCGCCCGTTCTTGCGAATTGGGGAAACTGATCGTGTTGATGACCAGACGCAGATTCATCTGCCATTACTGAGAAAAGACCCGGTGTCAATTCGACCTTCAGCCAGTTCCTGTTGTGCAGACATAGGTCTATCGCCAGCAATACTCGATGATTCATCAACACCCAGGATTTGGGTCAATTCAGTGAGCTTGTTGCGAAGTTCGCAGGCCATTTCATTCTGTTCTTGCTGAGTTGCGAACATTTTTTCGAAGATACCCTGGGGTACTTTCTTCAGCTCCTTGCCTTCAGGTTTTCCCTGATCAACCGGGCCGCGCACCACGGTCAGGATGCGCTCAAGAATGATGTTGAAATCGGCCAATACGGCTACGTGCATCTGCAGGTGAACAAGGACTTTTTGTGGAAGTTCCGAGTTCACGGGTCTTGCGGTTGGGCTTCTCATGTCGGTGCCAGCTTGTTCCATGGTCGTTTTCCATATTGATCAGAGGGGGCTTCGAGTATATCAATCCTTCCACTTTGGATGCCACACATGCCAAAGCCACCCATGGTAAGGCGGCGCTGGTTTGAAGTGCGCCCATCTGTGTAGAAATTCACCAATGAATTCCCATTTGCCATAGAACTTCAAATGAAAAAGCATTTTAGGACCACCGCGTCCGTACCAGGCAATACAAATCTGACGATGGCAATCGAAACCTTTGCAACGGATGAATTTAGTCATGAAGCTAAATTTAGTGTTGTGTCTAACAAACACTAAACTCCTTTTATATGGTGGAAACTAAAAAATTTTACACGAAATTTTTGGTTTTAAGTACGAAAGATGTCGTAATTAAATGGGGAAATTTGGTCGTTATACGGCTGGATGGTCACACACCCCCCACGAAAAGAGAGGGGGGTGGGTTCGGATTCGGGTTTTCGGATTCGATAGGGGTCCCGTTATGGGACATTTTAAACCATTAGGAGAAAGACGATGTTACGTAAAATCTTAGCAAGAACCGCTGATGTGATGGGGGAGTATACGTCCCGCACTGATAAGTACCTGAACGGTAATGACACTGTTCCTGGGCTGGGCGATATATGTCGTGCCCACTATAAGATAGGTGCACTGCGAGCTGAGCAGGACAAGCCTAAGCAGCCCAAGGTATTGAGTAGGGAGTATAAGGCTTACATGCGCAGCATATGTGAGAGAGATGGACTCGATGTCCCTGAAGAGTGGCAAGAGTAGCACTACTCTCACTACTACATGGAGGGGGAGTAATCCCCCTCCTTCTTACTAACCCTTCAACCCAATGGAGGTAAATGACATGGGTATCAAAGCACTTGATAGGTGGCGTGCCTACCGTCTGGATCGGCAGGTCCAGAAGCAGGCAAAAGCCATTATGGACCAGCACCCCGAGTACCGAGAGGTGAATATCGGTCCTAATCGCCGGCAGCGTCGTGCCATGGCCAAGATGGCACGTTTCAAGAAGTAGCGGCGTTTGTGTATGCCCCTTCTAGTGGGGGGCATACCCGATGCGCTGTTGCATCGTAATTAGGAGAAATCAATGCATCCGTGGATGTTCTGGCTTGTTTGTAAGCGGTGTCACATCCGGCACCAGAGACTTGTGCCCCTGCGTGCAGGTCGTGTGTTTGTGGGCCATGCCCCGTTTGGGCAGGTCCCCAAGTATTGCCTGGGTGTGAAGTGTTCTGAATGCGGGCATACCCGCGTGGCAATAGGGAGGTTCTGATGTTCTGGATACTGGAGTTTCTGGTCCTGGTATTTAGCCTGTTTATCTTTGGGCTATCAGGTAGTTGGATCGTGGCCCTATGGGTCTACGTCCTGTTGTCAGCGGTGCAGCTTGCAATCTGCATCAAGGAGGATTGGCTATGAAAGACAAGTTCCTGAAGTGGTACGTAAGTGCTTGGATACCCTGGATTGGAGGATCCAGAGCCAGGCTGTATCTGCACCTGTTCGTGGTGCGGCCTATTGTGACCCGTTGTGGGGTCACGTTCGATGACGTTGCAGAACATATCTGCAGGAGGTAGTGAAATGCAAGAGGTAGTTGAAAACGTACGGTACAAAGATTTGTGCCATGAGTACGACCAGGTGGAGGCAGATTTGCTGGTCGAAGAAGCCAAGGATCGAAATGATCCTTACCGTGTGGTAGTCATTGATGATTTGGAAAGCCGGTTGGCGTTCCTGTCAACTGAGATTGCCTGGATTATAGGAGGGTAGTGAAATGGCAAAGCAGTTTAAGCATAAGGTGGGCCGTGGCTCACTGTTTGAGTGCACCAAGAAGAAGAGCGAGGTGCGTTTCCATGGGGACATTCGTGTCTCCAAGAGGAAGACCGTGCGTGTCTTGGTGTATGACAACGATTCGGAGAACCCGATGGCACCGAAGTATAACGTTCAGGTCATTGATGGCTGATGGTGCGATTCAACGATTTTGCACCATGTTCTGAGTGTCATCGTGCCACCCACTACGCCCTATTCGTAGGGCGTAAGTGGGTTAGGCTTTGCCGTAAATGTTACCAACGGTTAGGCCAAAAGTTTGATAGGTAACAGTGGAGGAAAAGTGAAATGGCAACATATAAGTGGGGGGACAATAGTCCCCCCACAGCCGGCTGGGCCAGGCTGTTTTTTGTCCGTCTAACCGCGCCAACGCTCCGGGCGCTACGCGCCCTTCGCTGCGCCGCTACGCGGCGCTAGTGAACTGCTATCAACCTTTTAAAGACAAGGATTGATAGCAGTTCTTTTCCGCTTCGCTGATTTCAAGATTTCATTTGTCCACACGGTAATTGGTGGGCATGCAACACATCCACAAACTGAAAGAGGAAACCTAAACATGAAGGAACATAATCACAAATCATTCCAGGCCGAATTCGATGGTCTGGTCCCCGCTGTCCAGGCTTGCCTGGATGAAATCACCGATGATCGTCGGCCCTGGTGCGACGGACAGGTTGGCAATCAATTCCTGTACGGAGCAGCAGCCTCGTTCATGTACTGGCTGAAGAACCCGGGCGGCAGGCCGTCTTCGCTGAACGAAGCCATCAAGCTGCGTTCGGCTGCATACGACCACTTCCGGGATGACGAGCAGTTCGACCAGAACGCGGTTCGGATCCTCGAGTCTTTCAAGCCTTCGGCTTATGTCACCATGACGGAAACCGAAGAGGAAGAGGTTCCGGACTTCGTCCAGGAAAACGAAGCTGAACTCGAAAAGAGAGAAGCCGATGAAGAAGCAATGCTCGAACAGAACCTTCCTGCCCTGGAAGGATTCCTGAACGGCGCCAGCTACGACTACATCGATATGCCGCCGAACGAGATCCAGTCCATTCGTGCTCGTAACGCTATCGTCAAGGCATTCGAGGCTATCGAAAACCGCGTCCAGCAGGACGTTCTGTTTTGCGGCACCAAGTGGAAAGCCGCAAAGAAGGCCTGCAACAACCAGGAAAAGATTCGCTGGGCATCGGAAGGCAAAATTGCCTCGATGGACAGGGAAACTGTCCTGGCACATCGGAAGGCCGGCTCGTTTTACGCCGATAACGACCTCGTGTCGTAACATCTGTCACAACTCTCCTATGACATTTACCCCACCCGGTTTCGGCCGGGTGGGGCTTTTTTTGCCCGTGTAAAGCTCCAAAATCACTAAACCTTCTCATCAAAAAGTGTTTTCTTAGTGCTATTCCAGAACTTTAGCCATCGTTACATGGATATTCCATATAACGTGACTATATTATACTGGAACGTAGGGGCTTGGTGGGGTATGGAATTCCCTGATTTCCAAGATATTCTCTGGAAATGACAGTTTAATTCAATTATAATATAATTCAATTACTTATCACTGCATACACGAGTGTAAATGGCCCTTATCAACCCCTTAAAAACCCCTTAAAAACACCTTAAAAACAGCGGTAACACCTTAAAAAGTCACTTAAAACAGTCATTGTTGTAAAATATCTCGCTTTTTATAGACTTTTTTCTACATATCATGAATTACTACTTCCCTTAAATATATATTTTTTATTAAACTTACTCATATATTGAGTAATTTAAATAAATCAAGATTTTTTAATGAAATACAGTATGTTATTTCGGATGATAAAGTTGTCTGGTTTACCCGACAACCCCCGTAACCCCCACCATTTGAAGGTAAGTGATGCGCCAACACATTGATTCCATCGCAGAAATCGATTTTTTCGATTTTCCGTATTTTACTGTGAAGTCAGTCCAGAAAGACTCGCCTCTTTACACTACTTTTTATGCAGACTTGCTGCAACAATACCTGGCTGAAGTCCATTTGATTAGCGATGGACATAACCCACTCCCACCGCGATATGGTGAATGCCGGGTTAGCGATCATGAAATTTATTACCATCGATATCGTTCCCGCATTCCAGCTCAATATTTAAGCTTTATACTGGGACACCCCGATGTAGTTGCTGATTTATTGAAAGCTCGAGCATTCAATCGCCTCACTTTTCAAACTTTGTGTGGACGCCAGGCGTGCGTCCACCCACTTCATATCAAGTGCTTCCAAGATCCGGCTTGGCACCCTGAACCGCCACAACCGAGAGTGCGGCGTCTGGGCCGTATCAATGATGATTGGCTTACGTATCCTGAACTGAAGCGCCTTGAATTCATCATGACTTCGACTTATACCAAGGACCTTTCTGATGTGGTTGCCGAATTCGCCAACCGCATCGCGGTGTCCTTTTCAACAGTCGTTTCAACTTGGAATACGCTGGTGACACTACACCGTAGGCGTTTCCATGAATCATTTGTTGTAATGGGAAAATATGAACGGAGGTAAAACGATGAATATTTTCTACACTTCAATCACCGGCGATTCGGCCGGCCGCGCCAGCTTGTTCTTCCGTAACGAGAAAACTGCACAGGCCAAGGCCGATGAGCAAAATGCTCTGTCCGAAGAACTGAAACTCAATGCTCATTACGAAGTTGTGGCCACCACCACCAAAGAAATGAATATTGATCCCAAGGAAATCAGGTTATCGGAGCTGAAAATGCGTGGGGTACAATAAAGACCCATCCTGCAAAACATTTTGATCTCGATTAAAAATGAAAAAGTCAGTAATTGAATTGCGCTTGAAATATTGGCGCAATCACATCAAGACTTTCCCCAAAGAATCTCTGGCTACGGATATTTGTCAGCGTGTTATTGATGAACTCGAAATGCGCCTTAACTCCAAAGAGGAAAAGCGAAATGTTCAAACGTAATGGTCAAAACTATGATTCAACCGAACCCGGACGTTGCCGTGTCAAGGTTGAATACGAATTCGATTCCAGGTTTTTGGAAGAAGCATCCGAACTCGTTATCAACTTAATTCAGCGTGCCCAGAACACCGTCAATCCACACGACTGGCAAACGCGGGCACCTGGTGAGCGTAAAGTCGCATGACTGCCAAGAAGACATCGCCGGCAAAGCAGCAAGTTTCGCAATTCAAGGTGGTTACGAAGCTGGGTAAGATTCAGTCGGTGCGATTTGGACGTCTGGATCCTAAAAACGCTATCTTTGGTTTACGTATCGAAATTGGCGGCGATGGTTGGCAACAAACCATCGAAGATCAATTTCCATCTCACCTGTATGTTGAAGCTGAAAAAGCCAAAATTTCCGCTTCTGATCGAACCAAGCAAGTTTTAAATTGCATCAAGACCCTCGAGTTGTTAATGATCGAAGCCCGCATTGTTGATGTATTACAGCTAATCAATATACCCGTAGCTGTAGATTTTGATGATGCAGGTAAATTGATCAGTTGGCGAATACTGAAAGAGGTTTTGTAATAACCATTCGGAAAGCTCGCTAAGGGTCGGTATCAGGTGGCGTGTTATTCCATGCTTTTGGTTCTACGCGGGGAAATGCTGACATGAAAGCCTGGCACTTTTCAAATATCGAACATCGCCTATACCGCATGATTATGCAGAGGAAGATGAAATGACTCTTAGACTACAACTACAAGAAATGAACGCCTGCCCCGGCGCGGTGAAGTGGGTAGGCAACAAGACCATTAAAGGCGCGTGGAACCAATGCAATCGCGGCGATTGGATGTTGTGGCTACTCGAAATGTTGCGATGGGACCGCAAGGTGTTGGCCTCGATTGCCTGCGATTGCGCTGAAAGGGTTTTACATCTGGTCCTCGAAGGTGAGGACCACTCCCGCAAAGCTATCGAAACGCGCAGGGCTTGGGTGCGCGGCGAGGCCACCGAGGAAGATTGCCGCAAGGCCGCGAGGGCCGTAGACGACGGCGCGGGGGTCGCCGCATATGCCGCACGGTCTGCCGCATATGCCGCCGCATGGTCCACATCGTGGGCCGCATGGGCCGCATCGTGGGTTGCAAGGGTCGCATTGGACGCAGAGGGCGCGGAACGCAAAGCCCAAGCCGACATTATTCGCCGATACGTCACCTGGCAAGAAGTGCGTGATGCGTTGGAGGCGGCATGAAACCTACCGAACTCAAAAAAATCCTGAATGAACACGCCAAGTGGTTGGGCGGAGCTGGTGGCGCGCGCGCGTACCTTCGGGGCGCGAACCTTCAGGACACGAACCTTCAGGGCGCAAACCTTCAGGGCGCAAACCTTCAGGACGCGGACCTTCGGGACGCGGACCTTCGGGACGCGGACCTTCAGAACGCGAACCTTCGGGGTGCGGACCTTCAGGACTCGAACCTTCGGGGCTCGGACCTTCGGGACTCGGACCTTCGGGGCGCGGACCTTCGGGACTCGGACCTTCAGAATGCAAACCTTCAGGGTTCGAACCTTCAGAACGCGTACCTTGCGGGCTCGGACCTTCGGGGCTCGGACCTAACAAACGCAAAACTCCCGCATTTCCAAATCCCGCAGGAAGGCGGCTTGACCGTCTGGAAGGCTGGGTCTGACGGATGTGTTATCAAGCTGTACATTCCCGCCGCTGCCAAGCGCACCGCATCATTGATAGGGCGCAAGTGCCGCGCAGAATACGTCAAAGTGCTGGCAATTTTCGACTGTGACGGGAGGCCGGAAGCTGAGTGCATGGGTTGGTTTCCTGATATTGGTTTTGTCTACCGCGTGGGCGAAACCGTCCATCCCGATAAGTATGACGATGATATTCGCGTGGAATGCTCACACGGCATCCATTTTTTCCTAACCCGCGAGGAAGCGGAGGAATGGGGCTGAGGGGGTAATGAAACAGGAGTTGCTGGTATGACCGACATAACCAAGCTGCCCGACAGGTGGCGCACAGGCAAGCCCGTTCGTGATGATGAGCGATACGAGATACAAGGATATGACGCTTATTCTTCCGAAGAATGCGCCGATCAACTAGAGGCCGCACTGCCGAAGTGGACTGAAATCACCGATGACCCGACCACGTGGCCGAAGGCGGGTGTATGGGTAATTATTTTTAGAAGTCAATTTCCATGTACTACAACCATTAACCACGAATGGCTAGAGCGCGGTGATTATGTCGGCAACTACTGGCGGCCTTTAATCCCCGGCCTCGACACACCGCCGCAGGAGGATAATGATGAGTAAATACCGCGTTGTTTCCAAACCCGACCTTCCAGCATCCCCCTGGGACGACGATTTCGATGATGCCAAGAGGCTAGAGTGGTGGCTGAACAGCATGCACGAGTCCGAGTGGGAGCTGGTGGCGGTCCTGCCAGATAAAGACTGGTGGATATTTCGGACGATTGACGATGGTGGAGAGTTACTGTGAAGGACATTGAGTACAGCCTCCGCGCCGGGATTGGGGCTGAGGGGGTAATGGAGCTGGAGTTGCTGGTGTGAGCGTGAAATCCTACTCGTACCCAATAAACCCAGCGCACTCCACTGTTTCGGGCTATACGGCCACATCCAAGTATGGGCGCAAGCTATGGAATGAACTCGACTGGCGCGGGGTCTGGTTGGATGGCGGCGCACACATGTTCAATCCGTGCGGCGGGGAGTACCTGCATGTGCGCGTACGCTATGACCCTGACCTGGACGGGTGGAGGTTGCGGGAGAGGCGGTGGTTCAGAGTGCGGTGCCGACATGAGATAGGCACGCGGTGGCGGGGCGGGACGGTGGTGGACGTTCGGGCAATCAAGGGCCGCGCCGCTGATTGGCGGTGGGTGGTGCTTGTTTCGTAATGAACGGATGGATTTGGTTGGTGAAATGGATGGAGCGCGAAGATGCCTGAACAACCCCGCTGGCTGGTCATGCCGTCCCTGCCGCTCAAGGCCCACCTATGGCGCTACACCCACGACCAAGCCGGCGGCAGGCAGCACCTGTCCGCTTGCCTGCTGTGGGCGGCGCTGCGGGGCGATGAACAGCCGCTGGACGTGGAGCGGCCCAGGTGTGGGAATTGCAGACGGAAGGAGAATGACGATGAGTGA